GTCTTTCAGAGCAGAGTTCATAGCTTCTGTTGCCTCAGCCTCTGACATGTCCTTTGTAGAGAATTTGATTGTCTTAGTGAACCCAGACAAGGCATCTGAACCCAGTCCGAGTGAGGAGGCAGCATCGAGAACACCATCTCTGATCAACCCAACCGCAGAGGACATCGCAGAAGTAATAGTCGATGATGCTGTACCCAACTCCTCAGAGACTTTCTTCGAGAGTCCCCAGAAACGAGAAGTCTCTACCTTCTTGTACGAGTTTATCAACTCAGAGACTGATGTAATCTGGGCTTGATACCCCTCATCTAGAATCTTTGTCTTCTTGATAAGGCCAGAAGCCAGTAGACCAATTCCTCCAATAATGGGAAGAGCCATACCAAGACCACTTGTTAAAGCACCGAGACCAGACAGTCCACCTCCGAAAGCAGAGCCAGCTGCAGCGCCTCCACCGCCTCCTAGGAGTCCTCCGAACAGACCGCCTCCACTACCCCCTAGAATACCGAGACCTGATCCTCCAGTAGCTCCTCCAAGGAGTTTACCTAGAAGTCCACCGCCTCCGCTAGCACTACCAGACCCGAATACCTTACCCAGAACACCAGACAGAATACCACCACTAGATCCTGTCAATCCTCCAGACGACAGACCCAGACTAACCATAATCTTATTACTGATGGCGATACTAATCATCTTCTTGAGAGTACTCTTGAAGAGACTAATCAGGTCAGCACCTGTTTCTTTGAACCCAGACAGAAGACCGTCAGACAACACATCAGACAGTGATTTCACAGCGCTTGGTATTGTGTCTCTCAACTGTTCTGCAAGAGACTTAACTTTCTTCCCCGCTCCACTGGCAGCCGACCCTACTTCAGCGATCTTCTTAGCTGCTCTTCCAGCACTGCCTCCACCTCCACCTCCACCTCCGCCAACTCCACCGAGAGAAGTATCATAGGCTTTCATGGCAACAGCAGATCTAACTGCACTCTTGTGTGCTATTGCAAGAACCTTACCGATGTTGGTGATTCCCTTTACGGCAGAGTCAAATGCTTTGCTCTTACCGAAAGCACCGACCAGAGTTCCGACAGCACCGAGAGATTTACCTACAACACTAGCCTTGACTGACAGGGCAGAGAGACCACTCGCAACGCCTCCCAGAGAAGACATAGCAGATGCTGCTGCGGAAGCCAGATTCACTGCTGCTGCAGCAGCTGCACTCAGTGTACCAGCCAAACCACTAGCCTCAGCTGATGCAGAGTTAAGATTTCCTGCAACTCCAGCAAGATAGGATTTGAGTTGATCAGCAAGAGAAACGGGGGGAGTCATATTATTCGCAAGATTCACTGTCTCGCCATTGGCGCGAGCAAGTGCTGACTCGATCAGCTCAATCTCTGCTTTCGCAGTAACGTACTCAATAGATAATTCACCTGCGCTATCAAGTATTCTTTCTTGAGTCTGGACAGCTTCTCTGAGCTCTTCGTTAAGGTGCTTGATCTGATCAGCCTCAAACTGGCCTGCTACCTCACCCTGAGCCTGAAGATCCCTGTATTTCTGAAGGATTGCTCTGTTTGCCTCGATTGTCTCTCCAGCGCTAACATACTCATTGCTCAGTTTTGCCTGAGCAATCGCATCCTGTCTCGCTGCGTCTGCATTGGCAAGGTGTGCTCTTGCCTGCTCCAACTTTGCTCCGGCAACGTCTACCGACATCGTCCCCATGTTAGTCATGTTCTGGACGAGAGCTGACGCAGCTAGTGCCTCATCGTTCATAGCTAGGGTGGTCGCAGCAATCGTATTGAGCATCGGGTCTGCATACGAGAAGAAGTTAGTTATAGCTTCTGTAAGAGATGTCAAGCCTCGGACAAACAGAGTTACAGCCTGAACACTGGTTCGAAGTACAGCTGTCAGACCCAACTCGCCGAGTGCCAGAGCCAGTCCCTCAACTGCACTCTTCATTGCCAGAGCATCACCTCTGAGATTATCACTCATGGTAGTGGCCATTCTGTTGGCCTCACCCTCAACGCTACCAAGAGCAGTTGTCAATTCGTTGAGTCTTGGTGCCTGACTTGTCAGGGCAATTATGGCCGGACCTGCCTCTTGCCCAAAGATTCTCATCGCATCTGTTGCGCTGATGTTCTTATCAGCAAACTTCTGAATCACAGAAGACAGAGAACTAAACTGAGGATTGACATCTTCAAGCGAGAAACCAAGACTCTTCAGTGCTGCTGCTGCGTCCCCTGTAGGTTTTAGAAGTCTGGACATAATTGATCTCAGAGACGTACCAGCCTGACCACCCTGAATACCAGCGTCTGAGAGAACACCGATAGCCGCAGCTGTGTCGCTCATGCTGACACCCAGAGAGGACGCAACAGGACCGACGTACTTCATAGCCTGACCCAACTGAAACACATCTGTGTTAGCTCTACTCGATGCAGCAGCCAGAACGTCAGCAACAGCTCCAGCGTCTTTCGCGGCAATACCAAAGCCAGACATGATATTGGAGGCAGTATCTGCAGCCTGCGCTAACCCCATACCCGCAGCGGTAGCTAGGTTTAGGACGTCTGGTAAAGCCGAGACAGCCTCAGTAGCCTCAAAACCAGCCATTCCTAAGAACCGAAGTCCGCCAGCAGCCTCAGACGCAGAGAATTTAGTTGTTGATCCTAAGAGTTTCGCAACCTTAGACATGGACTGCATCTCTTGAGCTGTGGCTCTTGTGATGGCCTGCACTTCAGACATCGAGGCACCAAAGTTCGCGATAGACGCAACAGTTGCAGAGACAGCACCTGTAACACCAACAGCAGCCGCAGACAAGATACCAATACGAAGAGCCATCTTCTTAGCTGCAGCTGCTGCCTTAGTGCTGGCACTCTCTGTCTTTTTTACAGATCTTGTAACTTTCTCAGTAGAATTGGCAAATCTCTCATTTGCAGACACACCCTGAAGCATGCCCGAAGTGTCAACGCCTATACCAATCTTGCTGTAGTCCATGATCTATCTTTCTCTTGGGTGTTTAGAGAGAGCGTTGGTTCCCTCTCTAAGTCCTCTGATGTATGCTTCGCTCATTCTTCGAACGATTCTCAGTTCCCAGTTCTCCGTGATTGTTCCAGAGGCCTGAGAGAATGCAAGAATTTCAGTCCATGCTAGAGGCTCTTTGGCTCCAGACTCTCTAGTCTGATAAACCCCACAGTCAATTAGAGACTGCCAGATATAGAAACCAACGTGAATTGTTGGAAGATCTGTCTTAATCCCCCGACTCATCATCATGTCTAGTCTACTCTGGTTCTGCCTTGTGGACTTCTTGTCTCCAGTCTCAACAGGAGCATTAAGCCAACCCATCTCATGAGCGCAGTCAATTAAGCATTGCGCATTTGCTCCAAAAAACGCTCACCATCTTCAGCGATCTTAACGACCTGCATCGCATATGTGTTGTTGTTGACCTCCCACTGGGGTGTCTTGACGGTGATCGGTTTTCCGTCAGGTCCTGGGATCTGTACCTCCATCATGACAGGTTTTCCCTCAGAGATCTTTACCTCCATCTTAGGAAAAGACATGTTCAGGATTTCTCGGAAACCTTCTTCAATCTGGTTCTGGTGAACCATTTCGAACAGAGCTGCCTCCGTCTCACCTTCATCGTCTTCAGCCTTTGCTTCGAGAATTTGCATCTCAAGCAGTCTGGACTGTGCTGTCGGAGATGCTACTCCTCTGACCATGAATCCGGATCTCGACCCATCTTCTCCCAGATGTGGCTCACCTGTGTGTGGATCTACAAGTTGACAAAAAACACCAGCCTCTGCTGTGCCTCTCATGTCGTGCTTCTTAAAGTCTACCATTATTGTCTCTCAATTCTGTCATTTCTGTCTCTTCAGTTAACAGGCGAAGCGTGGAGACAGACACGCTCCGCCTTACTCTTCTCAGAGTAACCCCGAAGGGATTTTATGCTGGCTGAGTGGAGACTACTGTAATGCCGTTCTGACGGAAACCACAGGTAAATCCACGCTCAGTATCACCACTACCCTGATTCGGAAGATAGCTGTGCGCAATACCACGACCATACTCCACAGGATCTCCAGTAGCAGGGGCATTGTCTGTACCTGAACCGTCAACGATCTTGACTGACAGTCGTCCCTCCTTGTGTTCACCCTGCTCTTTGATATCCGCCTGACCCTGATCTGCTGCAACGTCACGGAAAGTCATTGTCGAGTCGTTACCAGAAGATGGACCCTTAATGCCTTCTGTGCGACCAGACTTTAGTCCAGGAGACTCGATAAAGCTGTGAGACTCACCAAGCTGTGGTAGAATCTGTAGGCCATCAGCCTCGACCCAAGTGAGAGCCGCAAAAGCTGCTGCTGTGTCGCTTGCAGGCCAAGCCTTTGCAACAAAGATAGAACGTCCTAAGTGATTTGCAGGCATTACTTGCCTCCTTTCTGATCTTTGGCAGCAGGGATAGCCGCCTTCTCTTCTTTAGAGACAATCCAGTCTCCAGTCTTCAACCAAGAATCAACTTGGTCCTCTTCAGGATTGGCTGTCTGACCATTCCCATTCTTTGTCTCTAGTTTGACTCGTGCCATTTTTGATTCCTCTCTATTGGGCTGAGTATTTGACAGTGACATTCACACGAAAATAGTCACCATCGTCGTAACCTCTCGGAATGTGGGGCTGTGACACTACACTCACAACACCATTTTCTGTTGGTAAGTCTAAATCAGCAGGAAATCTTGCCGCGATAATTTCAGCTGACTGCTCTGCCTCTGTTGCAGCACTTAGAAGAGTATGCATCACACTGACGATAAACTCTCCCTCGTGTACATGGTGGTTCTCAATACCTCGACGATCGGGGGGGAGTACAAGACCAGACACCATCCAGAACAATCCAGACGTTGGCTTCTTTTGATTCTCCAGTACGATCGTCGGCGCTGCGTTTGTCCCAAGAAGCCTGATTCTGAGAGCATCTGCTATCTCTAACTCTGTCACAACATTCCCTCTCTGGCTCTCTTCACGTTCTTCCTAAGGTGCCTGCCCCACATACTCGCAGCATACTCAACAAACTTTTCCCCCGCTCTACCTCTTGCCCCGCTGTTAACATGAGGAGCATAGACCGCAGTATACAAGAACTCAGCAAAGTCTCCTGCGCTGAACTCCCCTGCAATCAGGAGGTAACTCGTAGAGCCTGTCTTACTGACCCCCTCAAGACTCGACACTAGACTGTTTCGGAGGAAACCAGTGTCAACTGGCATGTGACCACCGTGCGCCTTCGACTGCTGCATCGATCGTATCGTGTCTTGGATTGTCTGTTTAACAACAGCCTCACCAAGTTTCTCTTTCTCTTTCAGATATCTAGGTATGTCATGCCAAGCGATCTTGGTCACGTTCAGCCTCCGCTATCCAGTCAATCTCTATACTCATGTAGCATCTGCATCTGACGATCATCGACGCTGGTGCCTCTGTGTTGTCTCCGGGATACATCAGCTTGTACCCACCAACGATAAACGGCTCTGTGTAGAGAACAGTCTGACCCTCAGCAGCCTGATGCTCGTCTCTCGTCTTACTGTCTCCTGTCGCATCCCATGTTTTCTTCATGTTCTGCGGAAGAATAGTCCCAGAGTCAGACAACTGCTTCATGGACAGATGACGACCACCGTTCAGTGCAGTCAGAGACTCTGTTCTGGCAATGCTCTCTGCTCTTGTAGTAATGAGCCTGTCTTCGTACCTTCCTGCAATCTCGTTCAGTTTCTTTCTGGAGAGAGTCTTGCCTCCAGAGTCGATGTGCTTACGTACCATCGCGTCGTATCGTCTGTCGCGTCTGGTTCGAGAGAAGTAATTCTCTGCATTGTCTAAATCGAAGAGCTCAGATCTCGCAGACTTGACGTACTCAATCTGACTATTGTCCAGACCGATTATACCGCCAGTTCTCCGGCCATTCTTCATGCGGCCGACGAGGTCTAGAGCAGCCTCTCTTGGATTCTGGCCGTTCTTCAGAGACTCGGATATCTTTTGCCGAACAGTCTCTCTAGTCTGGTCGGTTATGGACGTGATTCTTCTAGACGACTGTGACCTAGCCCAACTCTCTGCCTCTTCAGCTCCTATGTCGAAGCCAATTCTGACTCTGCCTCCGGACGCCTTTCGAACGGACGTCATCTGATATACTCCGCCAGCCTTTACAGCGTCTCTCATAGCCTCGGAGAGCGGTGACAGAGTCGTCTGGTCTAGACCTAGGACCCTTAACACCTTATCGACGTCCTGCTCCTCGAGAGCCCTCTCCAGATCCTTGAGAGATACGTCCTGTTTTATGTCTGACAGACTCTTCTTTAGAGCATCAGACAGCTTCGGCCAGTTCGCGTCAAGAAGGCGAAGAAAGTTTCGTCTATTGTCTTTCATTTCTCTTCAACTTCACTACAAACCCGATCGGTGCTCCGCCAAACTCGTATGGTTCAACAGAGACTACCAGCCAATTCTCGCTTTCACCGTAGAACGATGCTCTCTGTCCTGCCTCAGGATCTTGGGACAGATCGAACACGTTGAATGCTCTCTCACCGACTGCAAGACTGCCGCCGGAACGAATAAATTGTCTCGAATCAATCGGCACACAGATACCTAGTATCTCAGAACCAATTCCTGGGATCGGGGAGGAAGGTGTGCCCCCGTCTGGTCCAGGAAGGTGTATCTTAAACTCAGAAGAGACCCCAGACGCGACGAGATCCTTGACAACTTCTCTCTTTATCAACTCTGCCGTGTCACTCATCCTATCGAACCCACAAACACAGTGTTCTCTTTCTCTGACCCATCCTCTAGATCAGACTGCATCAGACCTGACAGGTAGTCATTGGCAGCAACCACAAAGGTTCTCTGCGAGTCAATGCTACCAGACTCACTGGAGAGTGCTGTCCACTTCACACCAGCAGCCTCAGTCAGTACCTTGGATTGAGATCTGTTTACGTTGGGATTCAGTACTCCTGGAGTCTCAAGTTCGGCCCAAGTCAGATGGTGCTGGGCCTGCACAACCTCTGTTGGTATCTCGTTAGACTCTAGAGAATATCCGTCTTTATCAGTGCAGCCAGAGCGAGGGAATGGTAGGGTTTGGCTTCTCTTACCAGTCTTTCTTCCCTTGAATTCCAGGCTCTGTACATATGACACGGACCTGCGTATCGCGGCTCTCTTCTCGTCCACAGTCTTAGGAGACACAGCACCCTGAAACTTGATGCACCAATCGTCGAAGACAGTCTCATCAGCCCAGCAGTCTGCGTCAGCAATGTTTGTTCCGTCCTCGACGATCAGATTTGTCATCTTACTTGCCGTCCTTCTTGGCAGGATTGGTCTTCAGTTCTCCGTCCGGATCATCCTTCTTCGGATCTCCCGGAATCAGAGCCACCTTACCAACCAACCAAGCTGGCATCTTCTCGCTCTCTGGCTTGTCGAACTGCTGACCGACCTCAACGGGTTTACCGTCAGGATCGTGAGCTCCGCGCTCTGTGACAACAAATTTCTGCACAGTGGGTTTCTCTTCTTCCACTGGTTTCTTTTCTTCAGACATGTCTCTTCTCCTTGCCTGTTAGACCGAGTGGGTCAGGGATTGAACCCACTCGGTCGCTAGATACGAATTACGACGAGTGGGCGATGCCGCAGTTGTCGTTCATATCATACTTTACCTCGATCGCAGCAGCGGCCATGGTGACGAAGTCGTAGTCGTCCTCAGGGTTCGCTCGGAATGAGGCACGAGTCGCAACAGGCATGCCGTTGAGTACCTGAATAACGCGACGATCCTTAACAACAGCCGAGACTGAGT